ACTAGTTTCACTGAAACTATTAGCGCAAAGACGCTTGATAAAGCATCAAAGCTTGTTTCTAAACATTTAGGACTTGATCGTAAACGTTTTAAACCAGCAAAATTTGATGAGGCTGTAGCTTCCTTAAAGTTACAAAAATCTTCAGGATGGCCTTGGCTTGCCAAGAAAGAATCTGTTCTTGAAGAGATAATTGAATGGACTAAGTATTATCTTGACCCAGAGAAATGGAATCCTACTCAATTATTAAAATTTCCAACCTATATAGCATATAGGGTGCAGCAAAGACCATCTGCCGTTAAACTAAGACTAATTTATGTTTATTCAGCTGTTATCGTCATCATGGAACAGCTATTTTTAGTCCCTCTGATTAAATATTTTTTAAACAATAAAGAACAACCATATGTCATAGGAAACGTTGGCTCTGACCTAGTCCGTAAGTGGAATAGATGGCAATCGAGAAATCGTTGCGTTTCTATCGATTGGTCAGGATTTGATTGGTCGGCATCAAGATTATTGATGATGCGATCATTTTCTATTATCAAAGAAAGTTTTATACTAGATACATTTAGTTCGTCAGTGTTTGATTTCGTTTCATATTATTTTATTAATACCCCTATTATTACTAACAGATATGATAACAGTCCACTTGAGGTAGTAACTAAACGCCGCGGCGTGCCTTCAGGTAGTTCATTTACTAATCTGATTGGAAGCATCGTCAATTTGTTGGCACTGTATTGTTATTTAATAGAAATGGGTTATGAGATCAACCCTGATCTCATTTCTGTTCTTGGTGATGATAGTGTTTTAGCTACTAATGCTAACTTCTCACTAGAACATTTTTCAACATGGGCTCTTGAAAAATTCGGAATGACAGTTTCTACTGAAAAATCCGAAATATTTAGTAAAGGTCAACCCGTGTATTTTCTCGGAGCTTTGCTCGATTCAAATGGTCGTTATTGCAATCCAGAACTCCTTCTTTACCAAATTTCTACAACTACTTCTGACTTATTTCTCAAGTGTAATAATTCTTTAGAGCATGCTGATAGAATTTGGGACAAAATGTGTTCAGTTTGTTTTAAATACTCTGATGGTTACAAAGTCTTTGAGTCTGTCTGGCCGTATGTCGAGGACTATTTAGGTGTGAATTATTTCAAATCTTCTTATACTGAAATATACTCAAGGGCTACAGTTCCTGGGAGTGATGATCCCGAAATAGGTTCTGTAAAGGATTACTGGAAGATGAGAACACTTGG